CCGCAATGGCTACCAAGGGTGTTCTACACCCAACCTACGTATGGCGGTCGCTGGAAAGCGATGACCGTACGTCTGTTAAATCAACGCCAGGAGTCCGAGATGACAGTCAAGAATGTGTACCAAGCGATGCCGCTGGTCAAGAAGCAGTATCCCTGCCTTGACACGCTAAGCACCGTTAATACTATTGTCTCGACCACCTCGACCCTGGATCGCGCCGTTGAGCATCGTGTGAAACCAGACCCTCTCACTTTAACAACGAGGGGGTTGCAGTACACCGATGTCAGAACTACTCGTCAAGAGCGGCAAGTCTTATACCCGGCGTATGGATGCCCGGGAGGACTTACGATCGGTACACAAACCGATTGGAAGTACGGTCTGCCAACTCAGCCTATTGTGCCTTGCGAGGCACCGGACTGGGCTCTGGCTTTTCGTAACAAGCTCCAAGACGATAAAGTCTCCTTTGCGGAGCAAATCGGAGAATGGCGTGAAGCCGTCTCCATGATGAGCGACGGGGTCGGCGTGATGAAGAGAGCGTTTCGTGCGGTTAAACGCATTTGGCGCAATCGTAGGCACGTCCGTAACTGGCGGAAGTGGTACAAGACCACTTTCAAAAGGCCTCCTAGTTCAAAGTGGGAGTTGCAGGATGCCATCTCAGTCCATCTGATGATAAAGTTTGGGATCACTCCCATGCTTACACAGTTGGAAGATGTGATGGTGCAGCTCGATAGGTATCTCCTTAAGACGCGTCGGATACAAGTCACGCTTAAAACACGTGGTGCGTATTCTGCCGGCGGTCGATATGGGGGTACCTACTCCATCGAGCGTGTGCGCAGCACGCGGGTCATCGCCTTTGTCACATATGACATGGATAACCGGGAGTTTACCTCCGGTAATATTGGCGAGGCCCTATGGGCTGGGACTAAGCTATCCTTCGTGGTAGATTGGTTCTGGGACGTGTCCTCCTACTTAAGTAGCTTCAACGCGCTTAAGGGCGTAACCTCCTTGCAGGGGGTGATCTGCCGACGCGACACGGTGAAGGGGATTGACAGAAGGGTCCAATTCGGGCCCGGATACAAGGTTCAAACTCCGGGGACATGGAACAAGAAGAGCTATCAACGGGACAAGTTCGGTATAACCGATATCCCAATCTCTAGCCTTCCTAAGCCTAGGCTCCCGGACACTGACCTTTGGTCTCGGTGGCTAACGCTACGTGAGATCCTCTCCTCTGTTCGCCACGGAATACGCAACCGTTAAAGGCTGCGTGTTATCAACCAACTGTACTGACTGATAGGTGAAACAATGCCTGCTATCGCAAACATCGTGGTCGCTGATGCGACCCCCACCAACCATACGCTCGTCCCTTTGGCTGCTTCCATGCAGTCGTCCATGTGGGCTGAGACTACCGCGACCAATTATGAGGGCAATGTGCGCCTCAATCTCGGTATGTCTCCTCCGTCGTCACAGCGACCCACCACGCGTAACACCCTCTCTTTCCACGTGCCAATGGAGCGCACTGTGGACGGGGTGATCGTCGTGGAAGACGTGGTCCTCTTCACTGTTAGCCAAGTAGTCGCCAAGACTTGCTCAGCGGCAGAAGCCCTAAAGGCCTACACCCTGTTCAAGAACCTGGTTGCCCATACGACCGTCCAGTCTTACTTCGCCGGGCGCGAGCCCGTCTATTAAGATGCAAGCGATCGCAATGGTTGTCTTACTGGCTGCGTCCGTCATGGTGGCGGCCGCGTGCGCTGTGTTGAACACAGCAGGAGAGGAAACCTCATGTCAGAAAGTGCTGTTCGGCCTGATTCAACTGGTCGAAACGACGAGTCCTGGGGATTCGAGCGAAGCTTCGCCCAACTCTTCTATACTTCGTTAGGTACACCCACTGCGTTGCGTCAGAAGCTCTTAATTGATGCTGAAGACTATACGCAGCTTAACGCATTGACCCTACAATGGGCCGACTACCAAGAACCAAAGCATTTCGCTGAGGATTACCAGGTGGCCGAGTTACTGCAGAAGTCAGTGTGCATTCCGGGTGTAACAGATACGGAGCGCGAAGAGGCGGCTCTGCGGAAGTTCCTTGCCGCAGAGGCACGTAACGCCGAAACGAACGACCGATTAATGGCAAACACAATGCCACCGTGGTTCGGTGATGTGAGCTCTTATGTCCTGGAGGTCCTCGGACCTCTAGGGGAGACTGAGCTCGAAAACATTGCTGAGTCCGCCGGTTTCGGTCCGGGCGTCAACGTGGGAGTGCGAAGTGAGGGGTTGGTGCCCTCAATAAAATTCGACACCAAACCAGTGTGCACGGAAGCTCTGCTACCCGTACTTGAAGGCTTGATGCCTGAGAGAGTCAGCGATTTCTGGGGTGTAAACCTCCGGTCGAAGACTAAGGTGGTGGATGGAAATGCGCACTTCACTGTACCGAAGAGCTGGAAAATCAAGCGTTGTGCTGCCAAGGAACCCCTCTGGAATTCATACCTTCAGGGTGGTATCGGCAGCCATATGGTAAAACGCTTGAGGCGCTTCGGTGTCAACCTGCACGAGCAGGGCCTTAACCAGGCACTCGCTGAAAAGGCGTTAGATTGGGGTTTGGCGACTATTGATTTGTCGTCCGCCTCTGATTTGATGTCGCGAGTACTCGTGTGGCTTCTCCTGTGCTATAACCAGTGCGAGTCTGGCAAAAGGTGGTTCCACCTCCTTAGTCAGGCGCGTTCGCCCGTGATGAAAATTGCGGGAGAGCGGAAGCTTCTGGAGATGTTCTCATCGATGGGTAACGGTTTTACGTTCCCGTTAGAGACGATCATCTTCCTGAGTGTTGTCCGCTCGGTTGTGCCTAGAGATGAGATGTGCTTATGCACTTGCTATGGTGATGACATCATCGTACCGCAAGTGTATGCGCGCACCGTTGTTGAACGACTGGAATACCTCGGATTCCTAGTCAACAGTAAGAAGACGTGCTTGGCAGGCACGTTCTTTGAAAGCTGCGGTACGGACTGGTTTCTAGGCCAGAACGTACGCCCATTCTACCTTCACAAGGACCCTGACAACCCCGCACCGTATCCGTTGCAAGCTGCCAATGCACTCCGTGCTTGGTGTCTTCGCATCTACGGATGTCTGCCGCGGCGCTTCCGAGCGTTGTGGCAGTGGTGTGTGGATCAGGTCCCAGAGCCGTGGAAGAATCCAGTATCACCCCGAGAGGGGGACGTTGGGATCCATTGCTCGACTGTGGAGGCACTGAAAACCAGACGGTCGGCACGTTGCCCGCAGCCCCGCAAGGGTGTTGCGAGTGACCTGGACTATCTGGGGTGGGAGGGCTATATCGTTAAGTTCGCTAGGGTAACTCCTGTCTATGTGGATAGGAAGAGCTTTGGCGTGCTCACGTGTGGCCTTAGGCAGCTCGGTAATCCAACCAACAGCTCAATAGCAACGCGCGGCCGTGAAGCCGTGCGCGGGCTGTATGGGAGGATCCGAACCGAGACCGGTGTTGTCGTCTACGACGACTTTGCCTGGGCGTAAGCCCAGGACCCTTCCCCCGATTAATGGGGGTGGAGTGGCGGCTTAAACCGCCGGACTGAGG